TATAGTTATCATTCTATTTCCTCCAATCCTACCTTTTCAGGCATAAATAATTCTTCAGACGGAAATAATTCTTCTAATGGATATAATCCACCCACATTTCTATATAGTCTTCCACCTTCTGCTTGATACTTAACTACATTAAAATCTTCAGCTTCTTTTGTTGTAATTTTTCCTATACCTTCCCTATGATCTGCAAGGTCTATTTGTGCTTCCTTCCATAGTTTTAGCCCTTCAATATCTGCTTGAAACTTTGTAAGCTCGTTTGCTTTTTCTGTTACTTTAGCTATTTCTGCTGTTATCTCATCTTTTATATGATTAACCTTTAAGCTTACACGCTTCAAGTCTTCTTTTACAGATCCTGCTATTGTATATTCTTGTTTCTTGCTCTCTTCAATTTTACAATACACTTTACTTCTAAATGTTCCAGGATTTTCTATTCCTAATACTACTATGTCTCTAATATTATCATCATTTCCTTTTATTCTTATTTTATCGTTTAATTCTAAAAAACAATCATCAAGAAATCCTTTTATTTCAAATTCTGTAATATCTATATCTTTAAGGTTTTCTAATATTTTATTTGCCATTTCATCTCTATACAAATCACAATACGGATTATTTTCAATACTATGAGTTATATATCCTTCTTTTTCTGTTCCTGCCAAATAATCATCTTCATATCCTTCAACTCCTAAAGATATTCTACTTATTTTTCCTTTTGGTTTTTCTAATGAATAATCTATTCTATGTTTTTTCTCTACTAAAATATCTTTATTTGTTTGTTTTTTTATTTTCAATTTACCTTCATTTGTAATAATTGCTATAGCTCCGCAGATTTCTGCCATTTTTGAAATCACTTCTCTATACGATATATTAAATTTAAAATTAGGTCTTAAAAAACTATGATTCTCAAATGCAAAATTTCCATCTAATTCAATCCCTATTTTTTTTAATATTTCATCAATTATCTCTTTTCCTGTATGTCTATTCTCCCAATTCAGGTCACTTTTATATTTATCATTAAACAAATATGTTCTGTCTTCTCCTGTACATTTAATAGTTTTTGCACTTTTGTCTGAAATTATATCTGTAATCTTAAAATAACCTGTTTTGAACCAAATTATATCATTATCAATTTTATGACCTATTTCTAATAAAATTTCTTTGCCTTTTATATCTATATCTTCATCATGGTCATAAATAACAAATTCACAAGTCTTACTTGGAAAACCTCCTATATATTTATTAGAAATATGCTTAAAAGATGGGAAACTTTTAAATATCCCATCTTCGTAAACATTATTTTCTATTGTAAGTCTATGTTGTGTTATTATAACATCATCATTTACAAGCTTATTCCAATATTCAATCATATAACATCCTTTCCTATTTGTGTAAAACTAATATCTAATGGTTTTGCATACTCTATTCCTGAGATTTTTATAATGTTGATTTTTTCACATTTAACACTCACTTTCATTTGCCTTCTTTTTCCTTCCATTGGATTATATATATCAATAGTAACTATAGGTGTTCTACTAAGTTTTCTTATAATATTCAGTCTTTCTCCATAAGGATAATTTAATTTACAAGTAAATTTATTTATTCCTCCTAATATTTCTCTATACATAGTAAGATCTTCTCCACGACCTGATGCTTTTGAATCTTGAATTGCAAATTCTGGATTTATTTCATCTACTACTAATCTATCATTTCCTATAACTACAACATAATCTTTTTCCATGTAAAACCTCCTACTGTATTAATAATACTTCTCCTTCTTCTTTAGTAACATCATTTATTTTCTTTATAATTCTTCTTCCATCTTCATATCTCACATCTAATACTATTACATACTCTTTAGGTGATCCATTTCCTATATTAGCTCTTTCAATTCCTCTTGCTACGGCTTGATCAATTTTACTTTCAGGTGCTACTATTTCACCTTCTCGTTTATTATCACCTATAATAACAGGTTGAGGACTGTTTGCTCTTACATAACCACCATTTGCAAGTAAAGGAAGTCTTGGAATATGAAAACCTCTTCCTCCAATACCAGGAACCCAATCAGGTATTTTTATTCGATTTATTCCAGATAAAAAGCTGTTTATCCCTGTAATAATAAGATTAATAGGTGCTTTTACCAATGCTCCTATTGAACCAAATATACCTCCAAACATATCTCTTATACCTTGCCATGCTCTTCTCCAATTACCAGTAAAGACTCCTGATATAAAATCAATCAACCCACTAAAATATCTTGAAGCTGAGCTAATTAAATCTCCTATTAACCTAAATGCTGTATTAACTACACCTCCTATTATAGTAAAAACTTGTCTAAATATAGGAGCAAGTTGATCTCTTAAATATCCCATTATAGGTACTATAAAACCGTTATATAATTGTAATGCCCCTTGAATAAGTTTTCCTATAAAATTCATAACATTATTAACTGCAGGTTTTAAAGATTCATCCCAGGCTCTTTTAAATTCTTCTAAGAAAGGTTTTATAACTGGTTCTAAAATATCTGTCCATATCTTTTTAAAATGATCCGTAATATTAACTATAAACTTTCCAATTTCATCACTAATACCCTTACCATATTTATCCCATGTATCTCTAATACTTCTTGTAAAGTCATTCCACATCTTGCCCACAATAGAACTTATTTGACTAAAGATATCAATAAATCCATCTTTAAGTACATTAAGATTTCCCATAATGTCAGGCATATTAGTTGCTATTCCTGTTAAAACATCTGTAATAAAATTAGTTACAGTTATTCCTAAATCATTAAATCCTAATTTAAAATCTTCTGTAAATTGATCAATAGGTATTGATATTTCTTGAAATGTTTTACCTATAAATTCAACTAATGGTAACATTATATCGGAAAAACTATTAGTAAGCTCTGGTGCCTTTTCTTTTAATGCAGTATCTACTCCACTAAAGAATCCTTCAAATGGTGCAACTAAAAACTTAATCCTGCTGTTAATGATATCACCTGCACCTATTATTAATTCTGAAAAGGCATTATCAAATTCTGGACCTCTATCTTTTATAGTATCAGTCCAAGCTTCGCCTAAAGATGTAAATATTCCTTTAAATGAACTAAAGAAGCTCTTTCCTTTATCAAGTATTGTATTAAATACTTTTTCACCAGATGTAAGCATAGATTTCCAAACATTGGTATTTGCTATAACATTAAATATATCCTCCATTTGTGACTTGAATTTGACAGCCCAACCTGATAATTCATCTGCTCCTTTAGGATCAATTCCTAAATTACCTATACCTGCTCCTGCATCCATTCCTGAATCACCACCACCTATATTTGAATTTGTTTCAGGCTTATCAGGTAGCTTGAAAACATTAAGTTCATCAACACTAGCAAAAGCACTATTAATTTCTTTTGCTGTTTTCTTAGCTTGTTTTCCTGCTCCCTTCATTCCCTCTGTAGCTTTACCTAATCCTGATGAAATCCCACTAATAGCATTTTTAGTCTCTCCTTGTATAACTTTAGGGAATTTTACCCCAAATACTGCCAACAATTGACCTATTCCATTAAAAAATCTAGTAACTGCATTAAATGCCATAGTAAGAACAGGTATAAACATTTGAGCAATTGGAGCAATAACATTACCAACTGAAGTTTTCAAGTTTACAAATGCACTATTAAGTTGTGCCATTCTGCCTGCATAAGTCTCAGTATATGCCTTAGCATCTCCCATTTGGAATTTGCTTTCTTCTATAATTCCGTTTACTTCAGCTTGTCTTTTTTGTGCTAGAGTAAGATTGTTTGCTGTAGTTCCTATACTTTTAGCATATTCATCCCACATTTTAGCAACATTCTTAGTTACTCCGACATTATCGACCAATACTGAATTTTCATTTTTTAAACCTTCGGCAGCTGATTGTATAGCTTCACCCATTGAATAACTTGACTGTCTACCAAAGGCAGCTGTATTTTTAAATACATTCATTATATTTTCAATCTGTGATGTATCATAACCTCTGCTTAATAAATTTTTATAAGTAGTTACTGCATTATTAAGGGGAACCAATCCATCAGAAATATAGTTATTTATAAAACTTTGAGCTTTAGAAAAACTTTTGTTTTGTCCTGATATTATTGAATTTAAACCTGTCCATGCTGATTGACTTGCATTTGCTGCATCAACACTTGCTTTTCCAAATGCTAAAATAGATCCTACTGCAAATGCTTTTGTTATATATCCACTTATTTTATTCATAGTGTTGCTAGCAAAGTTCTCAGATTGTTTCATAGTATTATTTAATACTCGAGAAAATCCTTTATCATCTAATGTCAGATCAATGCTTACCTCACCTACACTTTTACTCATATACTTCCCCCTATATTAGTCATTGTTACTTGCTAACATTTTGAAGATATACATTGCTTTTTCTAATTTATTATTGCTTTCTTCCTCAGTCATATTTTTAACTCTAAAATTTTCCCATTCTTCTCTAATTCTAAGTTCATGTTCTGACATATTTTTTATTATATTTTCATCGTTTTCTGCTCTTATTGAAATGATTCTTCCGAAGTGCTGTATTAGGTGATATTCCAGTTATTAACATATTATATTTTTCAACAGTAATAGTGTCATATTCTTCTAGCAAATCTATATTATATTGTTCCAAAAAACTTGATACTATTAAATTCCAGTCATACTTATCATCATAATAATAGTCGTAATTTACTTTTTTTCTGTTGTTTTTTCTATATCCTCTATTTCTTGACCTGTAGCAGCTGCAACTACAACATTAACTAAATATTTATATTCATCATTACTTAAATCTAAATCCAATATTTCCTTAAGTGCTTTTTTTCCTAACAGCAATTCTAACAATATACTTTGTTTTTCCATTACAGACTTTTCTGTATCAGTTTCTAATTCATAAAGTTTATCATATGTCTTCTTAGTATTATCCACATCATAAAGTTTATCCAAAACTTTTATTTTTGGTTTTTCTCTTTTTTCCTTTGGTAAAATTTTTGTATCTAATATTCTCATTTTTTCCCTTCTCCTTATAATAAAAATAGGGGAATGATATTTTCCCCTTTTAAATAAAATTAAGCACCTTCTGTATATTTAGGCTTTCCATGTGATATTAAATCAGCAGATAGAGGTGCTACATTTGTAGAATCTCCGTCCCATAAAATCTTTAACATCAGCAACTGCCTCCATTTCAAATACATCTTTGTTAGGAAATGTTACCTTAAGTGCAGTATAAGCATCCACCCCATTTTTTAAAGCAAGACTTGCTAAATGATCATTTCCTGGATCTCCCAAATGTCTCTTACCTGCTAAATTGAAAGTAACTTTCTTTGCTGTAGCAAGTGCACTTTGCCATCCTTCATTTTCCATTGCAGTCCATGTTTCAATACCAGTTTCAATTGATATATTCCCTTTTTCCATTTCTGCAACTTTAACATATGTCCATACATCGCCTGTCTTTTTTGTTCCTAATTCTATTATGCAATTGTTTACTGGAAATACTCCAGATTTAATAACTTTTGGTTCTGGCATATTAATTCTCCTTCCTTTCATTTTCTATCAAATCTATTTCAAATGAAAATTCATAATTTCCTTTATCATCTGCTCCTAATTCAATAGGTTCAGAATACAAAAGATTTGAATATATTTGATAGTTATCTATATTAAAATTTCTAAAATTCCAAAATTCTTGTATCTTAGTAGCTTCTTCTGAAGCCTCTTTGTAATTAGTTCCATATTTTAATAAAATAGTTATTGGTTTTATTTTTGTTTTTTTATCATTTATGAATCCTTCATTCTTCATTACTCTCTTAGAATTATAAAAGGTTAGCATTTTTTCTTTATTATTATCTATCTTTCCTATAGAGATAGGATGTTGCCATTTGTAATTTTCTTTAAAATAATCTCTATATTTATCTAGTAACATTATATTTTTCCTTTCATAAATTTCTTAAACAATTCATTAGCATAGTTCTTCTTATCTCCTGATATATAAGTTTCAAACCACATACCTTGAGCATTAGGATTTTTGTTTTTTTTGAAGTTGTACTCTGGATGAAAATAAACTCTTCTAGCATATGGTGTGTCTACTCCAATAATTGCTTTTCCTTTTTCAATATGAGTATCATTTACAAAGATACTTTCTTCTAATATTCCGTGTATCAAACGGTATCGTTTGAGAGTCTAACAGATCAGATTGAACTGCATCTGCTGTTTCTAGTAAAGCATCAAGTGCATAATCATTAATTTCATCAATAACATTTTGTTTGATTTTTTTACTAATTTTCATATTATCTCCAATTTTGTATGATTGACTGTTCCATCTGGATTAAAAATTCTATACCCTTTATGTATTCTATATTCTTTACTTTCTATTTTTACTTTACCTATAGATAAAGTTTTTATATTTGGGTTCAAATCTCCCTTGACTAATATAATTCCATTCAGTATTATTTCTTTTCCATTAGGTTCTAATCTTTTTTCTGTTTTTTCTTGATAAATACATTGCTTATTAATACTCAATACTTCATTGAAACCTCCATCTTCAGATATCTCATCACTATAAATTACAATTTCACATTCTTTATTTGCTAAAAAATCCAAAAATTCTAGTTTTTTTATTTTCTCTACCATTTAAAACCTCTTCTCATTAATCCTGTTTTCTTTAAATTATTATAAGCTAAGTAAGGTATTTTATATTTTTTGATCTCTGCTATTATTTGTTCGTTTAACTCAGATGTAACTGATATATCCCCCACACTATAGCTTTTCAAATTCATTGTTTGTTCATATAAATCTTTATTATTAAAATAAAACTCAGTACTTACAAACATACATTTTTTCAAACATTCCTTTTGAAAATCAGTTAAATTATCATATCCTATATAAACTATTCTATTAAATGTTAAATCATCAATTATATCTTGTATTGTTTCAAAAATATAAGGAGGTATATCAAGTTTACCTCCCCTATTTTTGTATTCTTCAATATTCAGGTAAAACATATATCACCTCTATTCTTCAATGATAGGTTCTATTTCTGCAGGTTCTACTGCTTCTTTTGTTTTACCTTTTGATGTATTTATTTTGTCTTTATTATCGTTTTTACTTTCTTTATTATCTTCTGCAGGTTCTACTGCTGTTATAGTATTTATTTTGTCATCTTCTGGTGACCATCCTACTATTGTCATATTAATTCCTCCTCATCTTATGCTTGATGTGATAAAGCAAATCCAGCTCTCTTATTCTTATATCCATTTTCAAGAGAGTAAATTCTATATAACATCTTATTGAAATCTCCATCTTGATCTTGGTCTGCTGTAAATATTTTTATGTTTGCATGTTTAGCATATTGAAGTACTGCTGGTTTGTGAATTATCATAAAGTTAATTTTCTTACCATCACTTGCTGGTTTATATCCTCCTTTTTCTTCTCCACTGTCTTTACCATTTAATAGTTGAATTTTAGTGTAAAATCTACTTTGTGGTACTTCAATTACTGCAGCAAAATTATCTAAAATATCTGTATTAGTTATTTTTGAAACATGTTTTGCTTTCTTATGTAGTGTAGGTGTTATAAATAAAAATCTTTCTGATTCACCTACTTCATCTTCTGTCATTTGAGAATAAGTATCTTGTATTGCTTCAAGAATTTCTTCACCTTTAGTATATGTAACAGGTGCTAATTTAGTTATATCATTTAAGCTTGAATATTTAGCAAATCTCATTGCATCAACTTCTGGAACAACTTTAGTTCTAACAAATTCACCAGAAAGTTTTCCAAAGGCAATTCCTGCTGTTTCTTCATTATCTATTCTATCTACTTTTAACTTTCTTCCTCTTTCATAATCAAATGGTACAGTTTGGTTAGTTAATTTAACATCACCATCTGTATAACCTGAATTTCTTGAATAATCTCCAAGCCCATCCATATCTATCATAGGTATGATTATTTCATTAGCATTAGCTCCTGCTTGAACTAGTTCTTCTTCTGTATCTAATATTGCAGTCTTTGCTTCTGCTTTATACACCGCATCAAGAAGTTGAGGTGCATTTTGTTTAAATTTCTCTATTGTATTCATATTATATCTCCTTTAATAAATTATTATTTTAGCTTCATTGCTTTTTTTAATTTATCTAATGGATCTACCTTTTCTTTTTCTGTTTCCTTTCCATCTCCACCTATAGTGAAACCTTTTTCTTCACTTTTCTTGCTTAATTCTGGAAAGTCCTTAAGTATTTCTTCTATTTCAGCATTAAGTTTAGAATTATCGATATTGCCGCTTTCATCTAATATAGCTTTTTTATCAACTAATCTCATCATTCTACTTGACTTACTAGAATCAACACCTTTTACAAGTAAAGCATTTTCAATTCTTAAATTAACAGCGTCTAACATACTTTTTTCAGCTTGTTGCTTTAAAATGCTTAACTCATCTGTTTTAGTATCTTGCTTAGTAGATTTAAAAGCATTTAATATTTTTTTCGCTTCTTCTACATCATCAATTCCTAATTCTTTTTTCAGTTTTTCAACTGCTTTATTTGTGTTTTTTAGTGATATTGCATTAACATCCTCATCAGTATATTTTTTTTCTGACACCTGTGTTTTAACTTTTTCACTTTTCGAAGTATCAGCAGCTTCATTATTTTCTACTACTTCATTGTTTTCTACTCCGTCAACAACTTCCATTTTATCTCCTTTTTATACAGATAAGGTCATCTGCCTCTTGTTTTTAGATTACAAGCAACTTATTTTTTGGCATACAAAAAAGAGACAAGTATTTCTACTTATCTCTTAAATATTATATGCACTGCAACATACAGTATCTAACTGTACATTGCACTACATATAATGTAGTGTTTTATTATTATACAAAAAAGGAAGTACATAGTACTTCCTAAAAGTTAGGTGGGACTGCCACCCCCCACATTTCTTGTTACTTCTCTTTCGAGTATAGCGTGTTGAGACAGCGTAACTTAATACTTTTCAACCTCTAACTTATAATACATATATAACATATCAATTTATTTTTGTCAACTTTTTATTTTTTCTATTTATTTTTCTTTTTTTATATTTAGGATTTACTTTTAAATAATGAAACATATAGTTTTCCTCATCTTTTATTTTTAATCCCATATCAATAAATCCTTCATCTTTATTTTTCATAAAAAAATATATTTTATCACTTTCTTCTTCGTAATATATCTCAGTATTTTTATTCTTTAATATATTAAACATTTCTAAAAAAGTTTCTTGAGATTGTTCCTTATGTTTAGTTAATATTTTCTCTAATCCCATCTTATTAATAATAACCTCTTTTATCCTCTTTTCTTTAAATTCTTCTATATTGGGCAATTCTCCTATATAATAATTGTCTTGTGTAAATACTTTCATCGTTTTCTCTTCAAAATATTTAATAATATCATTCTTCAACAAATTATTGTCTTTAATGATAGTCTTTCCAAGCATTTCAAAAACAATATGATTTTCATCATTTTTCCAAACTTCTACTCTTCTTTTTCTTTGTTCTTTTTGACTGAATAAGTCTTTTTTTCTTTCTTCTTCCTCTTTAACTGTAGCACTTTTAGCCATTTGTTCATATTTTAGTTCATCTAATTCTTCATAATAAGTTGGAGCTTTATGCCTACAATTAGGATGAAATAGTCCCTTACTCATGGCACTAGATAACAATTCATGTTTACCATCTGGAACACCTCCAGAATAAACATCATCAACCAATATTTGTTGTTCATACACTTTACAATATTTACATGAAGTTCCATGCTTTGTTATCTTTACAAGTGTTCTCTTTAATCTTTTCCTAAAGTCTCCTTCTGCCATAAGTCTTGCCCTTTGAGATGCAGTTCTAACAGCCATCCTAGCATAATCAGCAATATTTACTCGTCTTCCATCTTTATATTCTATACAATTTATACCTCTTTTTGCAAAATCTTTCATAGCTATGTTTATTGCTTGTTTAAGATTCACAGCTCCATGTGATAAGTGAAATCCAGCTTTAAATATAGTTTTTTGATAAACATCATTACTCATTCTAAAAATAGCTTTCTCTGCTTCTTTAAAAGTCCCATTAATTTCATCTATCATAGCTTTTACTTTTTTGTTATTGGTTTTAAAAAAGCTCTCATTTAATCGCCTTTTCCCTCTGTTAGCATCATTAAATAAGCTTATTGCTTCTTTTTTTCCTTGCCTGTATTCTTTTTTTATTATTTTCTTTACATCTTTTGGTATATTAGATGTGTATTTCCCTATTATATCTTGATTTTCTCTTTTAATTCTTTGAATATCTCTAAGTTTTAATGCTTGCCACTGTGGATATTCCATGTTTTCTTCTATTTCTTTTAATTCATGTCGTAATAAGTTTCTTTTAAGAGAGGCTATAAGTTCAAGTTCCATTTCTTGATAAAGTTTAGCTATATCATATTCATCCATATTCTACCTATTCTTTTTGTTCTTCTTCTATAATCTCTATATTATCTTTGTTGACAGCTGGTTCTACTCCTTCCATAATACCTTTTTCATTTTTAAGGCGTTTAATTTCTATTCTTTTCCAGTCTTCTTTCTTATTATCTCCCCATAGTTGTTCTACAGTAGCTTCTATACTCATTATTCCTGCAGTATTTGCTTTTCCTATTGTTTCTACTTGAGCTTCAAATGAAGGATTAGCATATTCAGTAAATACTACTTCACATTCAGTATCAGTTATTGTTTTCCCATTTAAATTATCATAAAATTTAAAAGTGATATTTACTATATCTTCTATAAGTTTTCTCATACTATCAACTATCTGACTTCTTTTATAAAGTGTTGTTTTTTCTTTTTCTCTAGAAGCTTCCGCATTATCTAACTTTTTAGTATCTATACCTAATGTAGATGGACTAATAAGACCAGTTAAACATTGGTCTAAAGCTGTAATATATGAAGTTAATAATCCTTCATGTTGTATAGTACCTTGAGTTGTTTGTATTAAATTATTCTTATCACCTTCTCCCATTGTTGATGATAATAAAATAAACTCATTTTCAAAATCACTTTTTCTTTTCATGATTCCAGTTTTCAAGTCTCTAGGAAGTAAATCTTCTGGTATATATTCTTTAATTTGCCCCTTCCTTACAGAAAGCATCCACTGGCTCCATATTTCATCATAAGCATCAAAATTATCAACTTTACCTTCAAATATAGATTTACCTCTATTTTCATATTTTTGACTTTCTTTCAGTAAAAACTTTCTTCCCATAAGGAATTTAGCATTATTTTTTATTGGTTTATATTCAGAATTCTCAGTTTTTTCTAATAATTTTATATTTTCAAGCTTTCCATTATCATCATATAAACGATAATCAATTCCTTTATCAGTATATTCTTCATAAAGCATGTATTCTTTTTTATTTATTATCTTCTTTGTCTTATATATTATCCCTACAAGTCTTCCTCTTTTTGTCACATATTCTACTCTTTCAGGTGGATAAAACTCAATTATAGGATATCTAGATATTTCAGGATCATAACTCCATTTAAAAGCACCATCACCACCCCATAATACAGTTATTAAAGCTTTTCTTAATAATTCTTTGAAATTGTTTTCGTTAGCTATTGCTTCCCAATCGGATTGTCTTTCTCCTACTTTTATTGATGCTAAGCTATCCACAACTACATCAGATAATGTGTCTACTATCATCCCAGGTAAACCTGTATGTATTTTTATTATTCTATAACCTTTATTTCCCCAAAAATGTGGCAACTTTGTTTCATTAATAATTTGATTATATATCTGTTCTAATTCTTCACTTTCACCCCTATACCATATTTTATTCAATAGTAAATTAGTTTCATAAGTTGTATATGAATATACATTTACATTGGTATTATAAGGAGCTTCTTCTATATCTAAATATTTCTTTATTCCATTCTTGATCATATTATTAAAGTTATTTAAAATATTCATATTTTCCCTTTCTAATGTTCTTCTTCATAGTTTTCTTCATGGTCTTCTGTATCATCTCCTATTATTTTTCTATAAGGTATAAATGCATATTGACTAGCATTTATTGTATGGTCATTAGCATCTTCTGGTTCATTATCTTTATTTTCTTTCCAGCTATAAGTTTCTAATTCTTGTATATGATTAGTACAATGACTTAATACAAAATATTTTAATTTATGAATCCAACCTAATTGAAGATTTATTCTGTTTATTATAGTTACTTTCTTGTGTGCATTATTAAAAGTATAAATAGAACCATTTTTTCTAATATATTTTTTTATTTCAGTCATAGTCGCTTGATCTGCCGAATCAATAAACACATGTCTAGCAAATCCCCATTCTTCTCTATTTCTTTCTAAGAAGTCAATAAAATTAACTACTGTATCAGATGGAGCAAGTGGCTGTTGTAAATTACTATTGTTATATACTTTTTCATCTAATACATATAATTCTCCATTCTTAGATATTCCTTGAAATATCATTGCTATAGTATCAGGTGATTTTGTAGAATATGCTGTATCTAGTCCTGCTGTAAAACAAATGAATTCTAAAGGTTCTTTCTTATCTTTCATTTTTTCCTTAAGTTCTTCTTTAGTCTTCACATGTTTACCTTGTTCAAAGTTTGGAAACACAAGTCCAACCGCTTTCCCTCTAAGTCCTAGTATTTTATTTTTATATAACTTCGTTCCCTTAGGTGCTGAATTAATTTTCTTTTGTATTTTTTCTTCTGTTAACGAAGCATTATCATTAAAAGTAAAAAACCAGTATTTCCATTTTGGATTTTCTGGTTCTTTTAATTCTTCCATTATACTTTGAGGTACATCTTTTTTATATTTTTCTACAGGTCTACTTCTATTTATAAACTCTTTATATACTGGTAGATTTGGATCATCTGGATTAAGTGTACCAAGCAAATACTCATTACGAGTAGAAATTTCTCTCACAAACTCAATATCTGCTGTATTTATTTCATCTATATAAACACAACCATATTGTCCGTCCGTAGTATCATCTTCCACTTAGCAGTATCATCATAACCTATAACATATATAATCTTATCATTATATTTTATATGTGATATCTTATTATCTTTGTCCCCATTTCCTTTATAATCTGCATCATAAAATACATCTAAAAGTCCTTTTTCAGAATTTATAATATTCTTTTCAGCAACACCAACACTTTTACATGCTATTATATGAAGTTTTTTATCACTATCATTAACTTTAATCATAAATTTAACAATTCCTACTGTAGTTTTACCAGCAGCTGTAGTCCCTTCTAAAAACTCAGCATCAGCATCTTTGTATTCTAAAAAATCAATATATTTTTCAGATAAAGGAAAATTGTTATTCATCTATCTCTTTTCTTGATCTAGCTAGCTGTTCTACAATATCATCAAAATTAGCAGTACTTCGCATGTTAGCATTAACATTTAAGGTTGAAGTGTATGCTCCTTGCATTCTATTTAATTGATCGCTAGCTTTTAATCTAATGTCTAAACTTGGAACTACTTCTACTGGAATATATCTTCTTTGTTCATTTAATATAATTTTAGTGTCTTTTATATTTCCTAATATTATATCAACTAGAAATTGTTGTCTTTCTGCTATGTTCATTGTTATTTTTTCTTCTATTTTCTCTTGCTTTTGATTAATATATTCTTTAATTTTAGATTTTTTTAATGCTTCATTTCCTATTGCATACGCTGTTTTAGTAGAATACCCTGCTTTTATAGCACTTTCAGTCGCATTCCCTGTTTTCATATATTCATCAGCAAATTCTTTTTGCCTCTTTGTTAATCCATTCTTCATTAATCCCCCTTACATAATAAAAAAAGAGGATCTTAATTATTTTTCCTCTTTTTCTTTATTATCTTTCACAAGTTCAACATGTATTTTCTTTTCATTTATTTCTTTTGCTCTTTCTTTAGTTATATCAATTATTTCTCCCTTATTTCTTATTGTATTAAGATATATATCATTAAATTCTTCAACCACTTTATATTTCATATCTTTTACTTCTTTTATATCCTTCACATCTTTCATATCTTTCCTCCTTTATTAATCGAGTAAAATAGGATTCGAACCTATTTAAATTTCCTTTTACTCATAAAAAAAGAATACCTACAAAATTGTAAGTATTCTTTTCCAGGTATATCCATGTTAAAAAGCAACTTGACTGATTTTTGAAGTCAATAGTATTTTATACTACTTCCTTCATTATACATATTATCATACTTCTTACTGGCGATTCACTGGCGATTTTCATTTTTTTAAGTATTTTTTTATTTTTTTATAATGATTCTTCCAGACATTACTCACATCTATATCATAATCATTAGCTATTTTATTAACTGCTTTGCTTGGATTATATCCATCAATCATTATAAGGGCATATAAATCGTATTTAATGCCTTTAAATTCACTCAATGTACTTTTTCTTATGGTTATCTCTTTTTCAAGCTCATTCAAGCTATTAGATAGGAATTCTAGTCTTTGCATTAGAGTCATGCCATTATATTTTTCATTAAATGCTAGTTCATGAGTCAAAGTAAACATTTTAAAATCAGGTTCAGAGTTTATCGGTGGTTTACTCTCATTTGAAAGTATAGCACCACCTGCTCCATCATACTTAGCTGTAACTTTTTCCATCTCCTCTTTTATATAATCTATTTCATTTTCTATAGCCTTCTTCCTTTGTAAAAGATTCTGCATCAATTCCATTTCTATCATATGTATATCCTCCGTATTTTATGCCATAGTCCCTGTCTTTTTAACATAGTTTCTGTATCCCTTTTTCTTGCCTCATCAAATCTGTCTTTTATTGGTATTTCTGGTTTTTCCTTATTAAATATTTTAATTATAATTATTCTAATTGTATTAGAAATTATTAAAGTACATATATACAAACACAGTACCGCTAAAGATACTACTATAGACAATTTAATTACTTCCAAACTAAAATTTATTATTATTTCATTCATTTATTTTCTCCTTTCCTTTCTAAAGCGTTCGAACCTTTTCTCACATCTTTCTTCTATTTCTTGTTTTAACTTTTCTATTATTTCCTTATGTTTTTTATAGTTTTTTACTTGTTCTTTATTAAAATTTTTATAAATTTTAATTGTATCTTCTAAAAAATTACTTATAACCTCTTTATGTTTCCCTTTATATTCTGTTTCTTCTATTGGTTTTTCTAACATTATAATTACTTTCTTAAAATTATCTATACTTAATTCTTTGTAGTCCTTAAGAGTATTTTCTAAAGAATTTATTTCAATAATTTCCCAATAATCATATCCTAGTGCAGTAAATCTATCTATAAAAATTTCTTTTGGTTCTTCTGTTAATTCTTCTTCATCCATATACATTTCTAACTCCTTTATATATTACTTATCTATATATTCATCTATTATGTTTTCATTATTCATTATTCCATAATTATTATTTTTTGCTCTTTGGTATTCTTCATCTTTCTTTGATATATCCATTAAGTCAAATTCATTTGCATTAAATAAGTCTATTATTAATGGGTCTAAAAACTTATATACATTACCACCATATTGATTTTTAACAATAAAGTTATGTAGTTCTTTTTCTTTTTCGTATTGTATAAAATATTTATTATTTATTTTTGATAAATTTTTCATATAAGGACCATAGACTCCTGCTTTAAATCCTGTATCAAACAAATATTCGCTATAGTCTTCTAATCCGTCTACTTCAATCTTATCAATATTGTTCTTTCCCATTCTTACATAAGCTCCCCAATATGCAAAACAAAAATATAATACTTTATTCATCTTTAATATTGATATATCTTCACCATATTGTTCTTTATATCTAATAGCTAAATAATCAGCAAATGTTATAAGA